TTTTCGGTGCCTAGTTTGATTACGTCTGCGGTTAATTCTGGGCTTGACCCGTAGTACTCACGCCAATCTGAATCGATCTTGGTGCGTATCTTTTTCCGCTTTTTGATGCCGTTCTTTTGTTTTACTGTCTTGTACGTTGTTTTTGAAAATTTCGCTAATTTTTTGCCTATGTACTTGCGTCCAGATAGATTATTTGTGATCTGATAAACAAATCCCACACATTCTTCGGGTAAAGTCTCAACTGGGGTGTCTTGATATTGCCATGTCATGTGAGTTTTGGGGAATTGCCTTTCGTGCTATAGTTATGCCTTGTGTTCAAAGTTCACGTAAAAAGTTGCCTCTTCTATCACAGTATTTGGGGACACTGTGGTAGCGTATCGTATAAAATTGCTGATATCTGTTAATGCTACACCGTTTCCAGTCCATGTGGGTCTGCTACGGCTTAGTTCTGTGTCCAATCGATCTGGCGTGATCAATGTGGTTCGGAATCGTACTAGATTCTGTTTGAATGCGTGTGTGCCTTGTCGACTGGTATGACTCAAGGCTGCCTTGGCCACACGATAAGTTTCAAACCTGGGTTCAGGTGCCACAATGTGTTTTTCACCTGTGGATCCAATGTTAAAAATCCAACCTGTCTTGCCAGCTGTTTTCCATGCGTCATACACAGCAAAATACAACTGCGCCTGACCAAAATTGGCCCACAACTCCTGGGGCGGCCCGTCAAATGCATTGTTTACAAGCACATCATATTCCAAACTCAGGTCAGCAATTTCATGTGTATTGAGATTGATGTCAAATCCATTGGCACGGCTGACACTATCAGCGCCAAATACATCCACTAAATGTTTGCCCAGTCCTCGATTACCACCTGTTACTAACATTTTCATCTTGTGGATCCTCCTTGATCCCATACTTTTGTAAACTGCTTGCCGCAAGTCATTGAGCATTCAAACAGGCTATTGTTGTTGGTGAATGAGGCCACAAGATCTGACCAGAAGTCATTGGCAAATATTTCTGGCAATGTTTTGTGGTGTATATTCAAATTATCTAATCCATAACGTTCTAAAAACTCACGCACTTGATTTTTGCCGTTGACTGTGCTCAGTGGGTTTGCTCCAGGCAATGTGCCGTCTCTAAATCTTGCATCATACAAATTGTGATTGAAAAAATTACAAGGCAGCACAACCCCTTCAGCATTAATGGCAACTTTTTTTCCAGCCAGTGCGTCACATTGTATTGGTGTGGTGTCAAAATATTCTTTGATATTGATGTATTGTTTCTTAATTTTGGGCAGGTGTTGCATGCTACGATTTCTATAATGTTCATTGCTAGGCGGTTCCAACACATGGTCTGTACCAGCAATAGGCCAAAAATCTAGTTCGGTCATTGTGGCATGATTCAAAAATCTTCCTGTCTTACGGATCAGCACATTGTAGAAACCCATGTCCTGACCCAACTGCTGAACTTGTTCAACTTGATGTTCGTTGTGCCGGAACACAATAAAATTCCATTGTGCTCGACCGCCAGCGTTGATAAATGCTTGAGCATTGGCAATTGCATTGTTGTATTTTACATTCTTTCTGTACAGATGTAAAGTGTCTGCCAACCCATCGATGCCAAAGTCTATCTGACCATGGCCATTCATGATAGTAGCTATCTCTGCCCAGTACTCATGATCATGAACCCCACCATTGGTGTGTATGTACAACCACAGTGTGGGACTCTTACTTCTAAAGTCACGCAAGATGTCCAAGAAATCTGGATGCATGATAGGATCACCGTAACTGCCACAGAAAAACACTTGTCGCAACCGCTGGCATAGTTCTGTGTCAAATGCCTGGTTAATTGTTGCCCGTGGCAAGTGTGTGAGTGGCATGTAGGGATTGATACCTGTTCCCAAGTTATTGCGAGGGCACTGAGGACAGGCAGCATTACAGTAGGTTGTAATTTCAATTTGATATTCGTCAATGGTATCAAAATCAAACAACATCCACGTCCGTATTGTAACTGGTAAATCCATTTTCTTTCACAACACGCAAAATGTTTTCCACACGACTGGTAAGTTCATCTCTGTGCGACACAAGCCAAACGCTCTTGTTGCGTTCACGTGTCATCTTCTTCAACAGCGCCAGGGCATTCTCCACACCTTGTGTGTCCAAGCCAGAGTCAATCATTTCGTCAATGAACAATATGTTGATGGGTGAATACAAACTCTCCCATACATCACGGAATGCCCAGCTCATGCTGAGTATTAGCCTATTGCGTTCACCACGACTCAGATTGTCAAAGTCCAGTTCGCGCCCCAGTTCTTCAATGCTCACACTCAAGTCGTTCTGAAACTTTACTGTGTGTGGCAATCCAATTCTATCCAAGTACCAGGTGAGTCTTGCATTTAAGTAACTCAAGTTCTGATCAATGATTTTTTTGCGAACAAATGAATCTTTGCTTGTGAGCAACTTCAACAAAAACTCTTGATGTTCCTGTACTCTAGTGAGTTCGTTCAAGTGATCATAGGTGACAGTTTGTAGAGCCTGGTGCTCCATGTCTGAGATTTGATCAGTGTAGGGATCTATTTCGGCCTGTTTGTTTTGAATTTGTTGTTGCAATGACTCCAGGGTGCTGCGATGTTTGAAAGCATCATCTTCGTTGTCATAGAACATCACAGGAGGTTTGCCCAGTACGCCTAGTTCGGTGTGTGCTGTTTGCAGTTCGGCCAATACGGCTGTGTGTGATACTACATTAGCATCAGCGTCAGATAACTCGCGTTTTTTATCTGCCAGCACCTTGGTGTGTTTGGTATCATGAAACTCTTGTCCACAAGTGTGGCAAGTGTGTGCCTCTAAACTTTCAATTTCTTTCACAAGTTTGGCAATGGTTTTTTCTTCACGCTGAACATCCAATTTGGTTCTACTGATTTGTGTGGCCAGATCATTTATGTCACGACGGCGTTGATCCCAGGCCGCATGTTGTTTGTGAGCGGCAATTTCCGCATCAATGTCTATGTTTTGTAGCGATTGTAGTGCGGCATGTAGTCGACCAAGATCTTCTGCATGCTTGGTGGTCCACATGACGTGTCTGCGCTTTAAACTTTCGATCTGTTCTTCAATGCGTTTGTTGGCTTCTTGCACAGCACGTATTCTAAATTCTTCTGAGGTAATTGATTCTTTGGTGCCACGGTTAAGTTCTTTGATGCGGTCGGCACGTTCGCTCAGCAGGGTGATGCCCAACAACTGCTCAATTATGGTGCGTTGATCATTGGCCTTTAAACTCAAGAACGGTTCTGTGTATGTGTTCAAAGCCAAGATGTGTTTGAACATGTCATGGCTCATGCCAAACACTGATTCAATGGCATCTTGTGTTTCGCGACTATCGCCTTGTGCATCGTCTGTGGCGGCGTGTTGTTTGCTGTCCACATAAAAGCGCAACACATTGGGTTTGCGCCCACGTTCAATCTTGTATGTTTTACCGTTAACAGCAAAGTCCAGACTCACCATCATGCCCTTGGCATTGGTCTTGTTCACCAGGTTGTCCTTGCGAATGTTGCTGAGTGCTTGTCCGTACATGGCATAACTCAGTGCATTGATGATCGTGGTCTTGCCTGTGCCGTTACGACTGCCATCGCCGCCCAAGTCCAAGTTCTCTCCTAGTACCAGCGTTAAGTCTTGACGATCAAAGTCAATGCCCTGTGTAGCATTACCCACACTCATGAAATTCTTAACAGTGAGATTTTTAATTTGAATCATATGTCGTTATTATACACGTATCCCATGGCTTTTGCAATCTCAAAATGAGATTTAGCAAAATTTTGATTTCTTAAAGTATCAAAGTATTTGCACAATTCTAAAAATGCTCGACCGTCTGAATTGGGCACTGCATTAATGTAATTGATAATATTTTTTATTTCTGGCCAAGGGTGATGTTGAAACTTTTCAAAAATTAACTGCTTGGCGTCAGCCGTGAGATTTTTAAGATCAAATCCTGCCGGATCTATTAGATAATTTGAATTAACCGAAACACCTAATTCTTTGGCCCACTGCAAAATTTCATCAAGATACAACACGTTCATGATACTGATGGTGGGCATGATACTGATACTGACATTATCTAAGTTGAGGCCAATTAGTTTTTTGATATTTGATTCAACTTTTTGCCACGAGCCGCCACGCTCAAGTTCAAACCGAGCACCAATATTGTCGATACTAAATTGTATATCTACATGTTTAAATTTTTTCCAATACTCAATTTGAGCGTCAGGATAGATAGAACCGTTGCTGTTGTAATGCAAGCGCATTTGTGATGCATACCCTTGTTCTACTGCTTGCTGGACCACATGCAACAAAGGTTTGATTAAAAATGGTTCACCTCCGTACATGTCTATGTTGGCTAAATTTGGTAACAACTTTACAATTTCGTCAATGGTCTTGGAATCAGATTCTGCCCAATTAAAACTTTCTATGGAAATAGATTTAAATAGGCTTACTTCTTGCGCAAACAAAGAACTGTTCGATGGGTCACAGATGCGGCATTTAAAATTACAGGTGTTGCCTGGCTTGAGATCCAGACTTTGTAAAGTGGGATGATCTAAGTCAGAGGTCAATAGTTCTTTTTTCCGAAGACGCATGTGATAAGATCGATTACTGGTCAATCCTTTTGATTCTGCAACCCAACATTTGTTACATCCACTGGGTTTTTGACCATTCAACAAGTCTTGCCTTAAAGTTTGCATTTTGTTATGGTTAAAAGCAGCGGACAATGAGTCATTTTTTACATGTCCCACAATGTCAGTATGCACACAACAAGGGCGAATTTCTCCTGATTGCAAAACTTCAAGATGCGTCCACGGCTGTGGGCATAAAGTTTCCGAAACGACAAAATTGTTCTGTAAACTTTTGGTACTTTCAATCATCACTTGTAATGATTGAAATGAATCTGTGAGGTTTAGAGTTGCAAGCTCTATTAGTTGTTGAGTAATGTCATGAGGGCTACATATCAACACAAAATAATTTGATACATCAATTAACTTGGTAGCCTGATACAAATGAGTTAGTAGACTGTCTGATATAATTTCAGATGTGTAAAAAATCAAACGATCTTTATTGTTTAATTCTATCTGATGACAACGATCAAAGTATTTGTATGCATGAGTAGAAGAAGTAGTCAGATCTGCCAGATCAATAAAACATTTTAACTCATAAAGATTTATTAGCGTGTTTTCTAACTGTGATATTGATATCATAAGTTTTGGTATATTTTCAACAACAGTGAGATTTTCAATATGGATCATACGTTGATATTACACCCATTCCATGGATTGTGCAAGCTCAAGGTAATTTAAAATCTTTGGTGCCAAGAAATTCAACTATTTTACGTATTTGTGATGCGTATTCGTTGGCAAAAGATTCTTGGAGGTACGGAACGTATGGATGATCGACTAAGTTTGAATAATCATATTGTATTCTATAACACAGTCTATTGGTGATACCTCCCAGTCTTCTATGAAGGGTAATACTGTTGTCAAACAAACATAAATCATTGTTAGTTTGGTACCAGTGATCGTATATGAATTTATTGACAAATAGTTCTTTGTTGATGCGTTCAAACAGTCGTTGAGATTCGGCTGCACTCATACCTTGAATCTGGTCCATGGTATTTACACTGTAGTGAAGTCCTTTTATTCCTGCAGGACTTTGTATCACCAACGGAATAGGAATGTTATCCACAGGACACATGTTTTTATTCATAATAAAATCTTGTTCTAGTCGCAGTCCTGGATTGATTTTACCAGGTGTGAACTTGTGCAAAATAACCATGTTATCAAGTTCACTGCGAAAGCTCTCGCTTTGTTGTTCATACCAATCTGTAGTGGTCAAAAATCCAGTGGCACTGCCCACAACACCTTCCTTGGCCAACAATGACACACCTGGAGTGAATGCAAGATTTCCTGATTCATTGCTGTGCCACAGCAATTCGCCTTCGGCAAACATACCTTCGGCTTGACCCCGGTCATTGCGACGCCCAGTTACTTTTATTATTCCGTCAATGGCCTGACCGTTGTTGATCTCCATGAAACTCATTATATTTCTCATCCAAAGAATATCTTCTTGGTCTATACCTTGTGTGTCGCCATTGGCCACACGATCAAACAGTATGTCAAAGTTAGAAGAATACTTGGCAGATATTGTGTAACGATGTATGGCACGGTCCGTGCCCCATTTGCGCATGTAATCGCGGTATTTTTCTGGAGTGAGATTGACATTGCGTAAAATAGTCACAAGACTGGTCAAATGCAATCGACCAATTTCCATCCACTCTTCATCGGTAATGTGATCAAAATCAACATCGTCAACAAATACACCAAATCGTCCTAGTCCGGGTATCTTGCTAATTTTCATAAGTATTGTCTCCCTATATCAAATCTTTTTTGAACTTTTAGATATTTAAAATGATACACAATATATCGATATCTAATAATAAATCCAACTACGTATTGGTCGTTTGTGAATGCTATCATAAATTTTGATATATTTGTAACAACAACTTGTTGTCGTAAAACTCTGATTCGATGTTGGTCAGCTGATCTGTGACAATTTGATCCACAGATTCAAATTTCACATCTCCGGGTGCCAGATCCACATCCACACCGGCGGTCTTGTTGGGTATCAAGGCCATCTCACGTAGGCTGTAATCTCGAATAAATGTTTCTTTGATAAAGTTGGCCTCTTCATAACTGATCTCAATGTCCAGGTTTACACGCACATGCATCCGGGGTGCAAGCAGTGTGGCTGCATTGTCAATAAGATTTGCAAGTCCGTGAACCCTGTATCGGGGTTGATCTGGCCAGGCATGATACTCGGGTTCCTTGCCCCATTCCAGAATCATCATGCCACGTGCATCATCTCCAGCATCAGCATAGTTATGTGGAAAGCAGTTGCCAATGTAGGTGATGTTGTTGGCAGTCTGCCGCTTGTGAAAGTGTCCAGTGAACACCTGATCAAATCCACCAAAGTCTCCACGTTGTATTGTGCCATGATCTGGCATCTGTACCATGGCATTCATGTAGTAGCCAGGCAGTTCAAAGTGCCCAAACATATATTTACCCTTTAGTTTGGGAATACGCTTGTGGTCATCGCCGCATAGCCAAGGAGCAATAACAACGTCACCGTCACTGAACCAGTCATTGCAAATGTTAACTTTCGGCAAATGTTTGGCCCACTCCACACTTTGAATATCTCGCTTGTCTCGATAATAAAGATCGTGATTGCCAGGAATAAAATATACCCGATCAAAGTTGTCATTCATGTGCTCCAAGGCCCGAAGACTATAACTCAGGGTAACTATATTTAAACTGGCCCTGTTGTTGTGCCAGTCGCCAAGAAACATGCAGGTTTCGCAGCCCTCTTCTCGAGCCTTGGCAGTGGCCCATTTGATAAAGTCCAAACAGTCATCGTTGTGTGTTTGACTGTTGGACTTCAACCCAAAATGTATGTCTGTGAAGACCGCGGCTTTTTTAAATAGATTAGTCATCTACCTAGTATACTACTCTTCGTAGGTGATTACAACCGGACCGGACATGGCTGCCATGCCAGCCTTGCCGGAGTTCTGTCGTGTCCATGAAGGATTGAGTCCATTCATTTCAAGAATGTCATCACGGATGTTTTGATTTTTCTTTTCAATGTTTAGGATGCGAGTAAAGCTGTTGGTGATGGCAGCAGTATAATATGCAAAAGGGTTCTGCGATTTTGATTCGTCAAATTGTAGTCCAATTTGGCTGAGTTGCAGTAGAGCTTGTCCGCGCATTTCTTCATTGTAAGTGTAGCCGCGCCAGTTTGATCGGGTGGCATAACGTTCACACAGTTTCATAAACATAGTGGCCAGTTTGCGTGTCATGTTGCCATGATCTTTAGAAAACTCACCTGTTTCTAAATCACCTCGCCAGTGACTCTTGCCTATTAGCACAGGCTGTTTGTTTTCGTCTAATCTATAATGCCAGAACGGGGGGAAATTCACTCGCATGTGCGTGGGATTCAGCACAACATCTTCAACTAAGTCTGCTAGTGGATCTTCCACTATGTCATCCAGGTCCAGGATGTCTTCAATCTTTTTCTTTTTGGCAGCAGTTTTTGGTATTTTCTTGGGAGCCATGGGTATGTGTTCCCAAGTCATAACACGGAAAACCACTTCCGTATTTGGTATTTTTTTGGGATCAATCACTAGACCAGTTTCACGCTTGTGACGATCAGCACGAACACGGCGTGCTTCGGCCACGGTCTTTTGATTGATTTTGTCCACTGAAGGAAGGATCATGTCAAACTGATGATCAGTTGTTCTGTCTAGAAATGAGCAGTAGGTGTTTTTGCTTAGATGTATTTCTTTCAAGATGTCACGGTTGTTAAGGTAGTTGACCTTGGCAGCGGGTTTTGCGATTAGTGTCATCGGCGGGGTTCTCCAGATATGTACTTATTGTAGCATGTTTACAACATTTGTCAACCTGATCTTAAACTACGTGGTTAAAAAAATGGGTAAATAACGCATACAGGAATACAAACATGGCCGGGTACGATCCAAAAAAAGCAGCTGAATATAATAAACTTCGTCAACAAGGACTTAATGACGAGGCTGCTTTTCAGCAGTCAGGCATATCCAATGCTGATGCAGACAACTATGTGGTCAATGATGTGCCTGGCGACTCTGGCCGCGGAACAATAGGTCCTGCTATTATTGGTACAGGAACAATCACTCAGGCACCTACTGCTGCCGAACAACGAGAGTCAGCCCAGTTTTATCAAGGCCTAGAAACTTCAAACTTTGAAAGAGTTGATTATCCAGTAAAAGCCAACAGTAATCCCAGTGTTAAAACAAATACAACCTATGTTAATACCAGCACTGAACAAGTCAGTGGCGGCGGATCAACAACCACAACATCTGGACTACCAAAAGCCAATGCAACAAGTGATAGTATCCAGACCCAGGCTGATGTCAAGACTGCAGAAATAGCTCGGTACAACGAAGAAAATCCTGTTACACGCAATTCAACTCCTGCACAAATAGCGGAACGCAGAGCAGTTCTTGGACCGCTGATTGCTGAACGAAATCAGTTGTCCAAAGACGCAGAATCGGCCAAAACCCCCACTGAGCCCACGACAACCGTTGTACCCAATACCACTACAAATGTATCAAACACCACGTTTTCGCAGGAGTCAACAAATGCTCCAGTGCAGTCAATAGGTGGTGATGATCCAGTGGTCAACCAACAACAAGAACAACGTGCTGGACTTAGAATAGATCAAATAAACACTGCACCGTTGTCTCCGGTTGTGCCTACTGATGTGAATCCATTAGGGCCAGTGGTCAATGTGATTGCACAACCTGATCTTGTGCCATTACAACCTGGCAACAGCGAGTCATTGGGACCAGTGACCAATGTGATTGTAGAACCTGCTCTTGTGCCACTTGAGCCTGGCAACAGCGAGTCATTGCCTCCAGTGACCAATGTGATTGTAGAACCTGCTCTTGTGCCACTTGAGCCTGGCAACAGCGAGTCATTGCCTCCAGTGGCCAATGTGATTGCAGAACCTGAACCTGTGCCTGTTGACGATCCTGCGGCCGCGGCCGCGGCTGCTGACTTCAATGCCAACACCAATGCTGGTGTGTTGGGAGCCATTGGAGTGACAGCGCCTGCACCTGTGGCTCCGGGGCCTGACTCACCGTTTGGTGGTGCCGCCTTCAACAATGCAGCCGCAAGAAATCCTGAAGCAGCAGTAGATGCAGTGGCCGCTGCTGAGGCAGCTCAGCAGGCTGCAACAGAAGCACGACTACGAGAACAACAGGCCATACAAGCACAGTTCCAATCTCCAGCCAATGGTGACTGGCGAGTGAAATTAAAACTATCGCCGAATGCCACATACTTGTACAAAGACGGTGGTGCAAACTCAATTTTGGCTCCATTGGCTGCCAGTGATGGCGTGGTGTTTCCTTACATGCCCGACATACAAACCACATACAATGCCAATTACGACACCGCAGATTTAACACACTCGAACTATCGCGGACAGTTTTACAAAAGTTCATATGTAGGCGACATCAACATCACTGGCACTTTTACTGCACAAAACACTCAGGAAGCCAACTATCTGCTGGCAGTGATACATTTCTTTCGTAGTGCTACAAAAATGTTTTATGGAGAAAAAGATTCATTTCGCGGCGCACCACCTCCACTGGTGTATTTGTTTGGACTGGGGCAATATCAATTCAACGCACATCCTTGTGTGATTCGCAGTTTCAATTACAGTTTGCCCAACGATGTGGATTACATTAGAACCAAACCCAACAACTACAATGTGAACCTCAATAACACATTGCCCAAGACAGAAAGTGGCGGCAATCCCATATCTGCAGTGATCAGCAGATTGAGAAATGCCCTGTTGCCCAAGGGTGCGTTGCCCAACGTGCCTCAGGAATTGATAACAGTGAGTCAAAGTGTCAGCAACATAGACAATTCAACTTATGTGCCTACCAAAATCTCAGTGACCATCAGTTTGTTACCCATACAAACAAGAAATCAACAAAGCCAGCAATTCAGCGTCAAGGGATTTGCCAATGGTGAACTACTCAAAGGAGGGTTCTGGTAATGGCCAACTACGATTCAACCAGCCCTTATTTTCTCACAGGGTACAATCAATTTTATCTTGACGTCATGGTGGACAGACCCTTGCCCAAAGAAAGTGATGATTTGAGTTTCAGCATCAATCTCACATACCAATATCGCCCTGACCTGTTGGCCCATGACTTGTATAGTGATGCCAGACTGTGGTGGGTGTTTTATCAACGCAACCCTAACACATTAACAAAGCCTCCGGTGGATTTTGTAATAGGCACCACAATCTATCTGCCCAAGATCACCACACTGAAATCTGTGCTGGGATTCTAACACATGGCCTACGGTACCCCACCTCCAGTTTTGCCCAGCGCACAAAATCAAGACACAGGCTTGTCAATTAACATTGCCACTGGCAATGAAAATGCAAATAAAGTGCCTGCTGATGCTGCAACTCTACCCGAAGTAACAGTTACAGCAACTCGCGCTGATGTAGTTGGCGATCTCTCAGCTAGAGATGACATAATTCCTCAACCCAATATACTGGACAAATTTGCCAGTTACACCTACAGCGCCAGTGTGTATTTGATGAGTGCCAAGCAGTATGAACGATTGCTGCTCAGTAATAAAAAAAACATCAACGGATATTTTTTGTTGTTTCAAAGTGGCGGTGCGCCTACCAACAAAGGCGGATTTTTAGGCAAAGGGTCTGGCACAGTGGATGGTGTGGATGCTAATGCTGATTTTATTAATGATGAAACTGCAGACTACGGGCGTAATCCAGCGTTCCCCCAAGACTTTTATATTGATTCAATCACTATAGACAATGCATTGCCTGGCCAGCAAACACAAGCAGCGCACATGGTCACTGATTTAAAGTTCACTGTGGTAGAACCAGGTAACATCACACTGTTGGATAGAATATATCGTGCAGTACAAGATGCTGGGCAAATAAATGATTCCAACCAACCAGTCAATTACACAGCAGCAGTTTATCTCATGGTTATACGTTGGTACGGGTATGACATTGATGGCAATCTTGTGGCCGGAAAAACAGCACCAGACAAAGATGGATTGTCGGATACCAATGCCATTGTGGAAAAATTTATTCCATTCTTGATTAAAAAAATCAACTGGAGCGTGAGTTCAAAACTGGTCACCTATGATTTTGAATGTGCGCCAGTGGCACAGATGGTTGCTGGCTACACACGGCGTGGCACAATACCTTATGATGCACAATTTACTGCGTCATCAGTGCGCGAGTTGCTGGGCGGAGAATTGCAATTTGTAACACCCGCTAGTACCACTAACACTGCCACTAACAGACAAGCATCAGTGCGAGCAGTTGACAACGCCATTGCTGCCACAGGATCACCGCCCAAAGCATCAGGGGCTCCTACTTCTAGTCAAGTGGTCAGACAAGGCCTTATGCAGGCCATGAATAAGTATCAACAAGAATTGGTCAAAAAAGGCAAATATGAAGTAGCCGATACTTATTCAATAGAGTTTGATCAAAATCCTGACGACCCTGACCTCAACATTGCTGATGCCACACTGAGATTACCCGGTAGCACAGTTACTCAAAGTAGAACTTCAATGGGCGTGGCAGCTGAGACAAACCCCAATGCAACATTAAACCCAGACACTGATGCAATGAAGATCAACAATCGTAACTACAGCATCACAGCCGGCATGCAAATCATACAAGTGATTGATCTGGTGATTCGCAACAGCAGTTATATTGCCAAACAACAATTGACCACTATAGATTCCAGTGGAGTCGAACGACCCGATGCTCAAGCACAGAAAAAACCCATGTCTTGGTTTAAAATCAGCATGGAAGCAAGACAAGGCAAATACGACAAACTGCGCAGAGACTATGCTTACAATATTGTATTTGTTGTGACTCCTTACACTCTGCAAGATTTTGACTCAACATATTTTCCGTTGACCAAATTTCGTGGAGTCCATAAATCTTACCCTTACTGGTTTACTGGACAAAACACAGCGGTGTTAGATTTCACTGCCAACTTCAACAATCTCTATAACTTGACAGTGACAGGCACCAGTAAAGAAGATTCAGGTACCGCAGCCATACGCAGAAATTTCACTTCCAGCATGAGAGACATAGCCAAATATACCTATGCAGCCAGCAGTACACAAAACAGAACAGGTGAAGATGGTCCGGCATTAGAAGCACAAGCCAATGCTGCTGAGTATCTTTACAGTCCTGGCAACATGGGCGACGGGGCATTGCGTATCATTGGTGATCCTGCTTGGATACAACAAGGCAGCATGGCCGGCAGAGTCAGTGCCGCAGAATTCAGTTATTCTGCATTTTTACCTGATGGCACCATAAACTTTGATGCACAACAAGTGATGTATGAAGTTGCCTGGCAAAGACCAAACGATTATGATTTAACCACTGGACTGGCAGACCCTTATGCAGGTGGCGATACAAAAAATCGACTGCCAATACAAAGTTCAGTATACCTTGCCAACCGAGTGATCAGTGAATTCAAACAAGGCAAGTTTGAACAAACTATCAAAGGTTCATATTTCCGCTTTCCCAAACCTAATGGGTCAAACACTGTGGGCAAGTCAGCCTCAACTATGGCAACCAATGGTGCATCTTTGAGAGAAGCACAAAATAGAGCTGCAGGCAATGACAGCGTCACAGACAATCCCATATTGGCCAGAAAAAACGCACAGTCTCCGTCGGCTGCATTGTCCAACGGCAACTCCGCATTGGACAATGGTGTAAAAACTGCGGCAGCGGCTGTTGAAAACGGTGCTCTTCCGGCAGCTGTACAACAGGCAACAAACATTGGTAGTTCTTCGTCGGCGTCGCCAGTGAACAGCAACAATGCAATCGCGCCGTCGGCATATCCACGAGCACCAACTGGCTCAGGAGTTAGCCCTATTACATTTGCAGAAAACTCTCCGCCGCCGTTAAATACCAACCCGTTCGCCAATGCAGGGCGTACACAAACCATAGTTAAAGAAGCATAAGGAGCAACTTTGTCAGAAGATGTACAACGCAGTAGAGGTCGTCCCACAAACTACAAATTAGACCGCGGAGGTGTGCCAGCAGAGTTTGGCCCATTCTCGGGCATAGTAATGAACAATTCAGACCCCACACGAGCAGGGCGTTTGCAAGTGTACATTGAAACATTTGCTGGTATTGACAAAACTGACAGTTCCAAATGGATCACAGTAAGTTATTTGCCAGGGTTCTTTGGATACACACCAATGGGCAAAACAGCTGACAACGACTTTGGCTCTTATCCAGGCAATCAAAATTCATATGGTATGTGGTTTACCCCGCCAGACATTGGCATTCAGGTGCTGTGTGTTTTTGCAAATGGAGACAGAAATTTAGGGTATTACATTGGTATAGTTCCGGGCAACGGTATAGGCCACATGGTACCAGCCATTGGCGCGGTTAGAAGTTATGTGTCAGGCAACAAAAATCAAGAAACATACTTTGCTGATGCAACGTTGTTGCCAGTTACAGAGATCAATACCAACAACAATAGCGTTCTAAATTCCAGTGAATTTTTCAAGCAGAAAAAACCTGTGCAAGGTGTTGTAGCACAGGCATTGTTTCAACAAGGCGTTGGTGAAGATATAGAACGTGGTCCTATACAATCTAGTAGCCAAAGAGAAAGTCCCAGTGCTGTTTTTGGAGTAAGCACACCAGGAGTTGCTGTGTATCAAGGCGGTATGAGTCCTGATGATCTTCGTAAAAAAGTACAAACTGGAGAACTCAAACCTGAAGATGCACAAGTAATCAGCCGCATGGGCGGACATACTTTTGTGATGGATGACGGTGACATTGACGGCAAAAATGCCTTGTTCAGACTGCGCACAGCCAAAGGGCATCAGATCACAATGAACGACTCTGGCAACTTCTTTTACATATTGCATGCCAATGGACAAACTTGGCTGGAGTTTGGTCAAGAAGGCACAGTGGATGTGTTCAGTACCAACAGTGTGAACATACGCACCCAGGGCGACATCAATTTGCATGCTGATCGTGACATCAACATGTATGCTGGTCGCAATTTAAAAATGAAGGCCATGTCTAATATTAATTTGGAGGCCGATGCTGATCTCACTGCCACAGTGAAAAAAGACATAACCATCTACAGCAAAGCCAAGATAGGTATCAAGGCCGACGGATCAATGGCATTGCAAAGTGCAGGTGGATCTTGGAACGGCGGTGAATCATTGTTGTTTACTGCTAGCGGTATAGACTTAAATGGTCCTGCGGCACCCACAGTGACCGCACCCAAGCTCATACAAAAAACCACCATGGACGATGTGACGTTCAGCACAAGCACCGGATGGAAAGTGCAAAAAGACAAACTAGAAAGCATTGTCACACGAGCACCCACACACGAACCGTATCCTTATCACAACAAGGGTGTGGCGGTGGAAACACAGTTTGAGCCAGGCAAACCAACACCTCCACCGGGTGCTACGCCTGTGCCTGCTGGCGTGGAGATCTCAGCCAA